TGCTTGAGCTAAAACGACCCGTAACCGTGCCACCACCGTCAGATCTTAGGGAGTGAAAATCACAATGTATTCTACCATTATGAGAGTGCTCAAGAATAGTATCAACAAATGTCGTATTAGCTTTATTTATTTCTCGTATTTTTATAATCTTTTGTGCAATTGGATGAGTATTATTCGCAAGAACTTGTTTTGTAAACATGGGAGCCCCGGACTTTTCTGTGCGAGAATACGGAAGTCCCACGGCATCAAAGACCTTTGCTACAGATGTGGCGACCCAAGGTTCAACCGTGACTCCAGTTTCCTTGACTATCTCTTGAATAAGTGATTTTTCTATTTTAGTTAAATCTTTTTTAGTTTGATGTGCTTTTTCTACATCAACACGAACCCCCTTTGTTTTCATTTCAAACAATACGGGAAGTAAATCTGTCTCTAATTCAAAAATACTTGTGCACTCTTGTTGAGTTATTTTCTTTCTTAAATTTTCCCAAAGTTTTAAAGTTATCAAAGCATCTTGCTCGGCATACTTACCTACATATCTAGGAGGTAGTTGCCACATACCAGATTTAGGATCTACACCAAACTCTTCTGCCGCAGACTTTAATAATTTTTCATCCTTAAATTCTCCCAAGTAATCTCTAGCAAGTGAGTTTAGATTATACCATTTCCTATTTTCATCTAGTAAAGGAGCTGCAATCATTGTATCTATGATTTTACCTTTAACTTCTATACCCTCGGCTCGAAGCCATCCTAAATCATACAAAGCATTATGAAATACTTTAGTTATAGTTTCGTCTGCACAAAGTTTTGTTAACCAACTGTACACGGGATTCTTCGGCATGTTGCCAACCTTATGCCCCGTAGGAAAATACCAAGCACTTTCGCCAGCACCAACGGCTATACCTATTATGTATCCATCTTTTCTAGTCCACCCAGGCCCAAGAGTTAAAAGGTTTGAATCTTTTGTTTCTAAGTCAATAGATATAGTTTTATGTTGTGATAAATCTGGCAGTGTTTGAGGTGGTTCCCAATCAGAATCTACATTGCCCCACGAAATATCTTTGATGTCTTGATCTAGTAAGTGATATTGATCATGATTTGTCATTTTTTTCTCTCTCAGCAAATTCTCCACCGAGAGCAGTATAGCCTCCGATATCAATCCAACTGTCTGTTTTCTTGGGTGAATATATTAATCTGGCTATTTTCAAAAGTAACAAACACAACACAACTTGAAATACTGTTACCTCTTTACCAAACACAACAGACCATAGTTCTGCTATTCTTTTGTGGTTTTCGTAGGCAGGCCCATAATCTTCTGCTCTGTCTACATTAATTAATTCTATTGCTTGCTTTAAAATTTCTTCTCTGTTCATATGTTAAACCTATTTAATGCTGTTGATTCGATTAAGTGCAATGTTTTTTTAGCACGAGTTGCTCCCACATAGAAAGTTCTAATCTCAGAATCTTGATCTAAGCTTTCAACACAGGCCTTGGTTGAGTCAAGTAGTAGAGCTACGTTATCCGCCTCTCCACCTTTGGCTTTGTGAATTGTCGATATCCGAATCCTCGGAGTCCCCGTCAGTATCCTCTCCCCTCGTCTCCTCACTGACATTATGTATGCTACTTCCTGATCCGAGACTTTCAAGACTTTTTGCCACGGAGTCTCGTGTGTAACGCTCAAACTGCAACTCTCTAAAATATCGTCTAGAGTATAAGTTCGTTCTGCATCTAGGGACGATAGTGACTTTCTCCCAGATTTGGAAATAATATTCGGGTTCAATATTTTCGCAAAGCTCTTCAGTTCTGCTGAAGACAAGTTTTGGTTTTTGCATAGTTTAAGCCATACCTCTATTCCGTTAATAACATTTGGGGAAATAGACCAACCAGTGCCTTCTCTCCAATAGAGATACCCGTCTTCTTTGAGACGATTACAGACTTTATTTGTAATGTAATTAGTTCTCGCAAGTACCAACCATTCGCCACTAGTTAAATCTACATCAAGTATATCTCGATGCCATGTTATGGTGCCATCTTTTTTGGCGGGTTGCCATACTTTTGATTGTCTGGTAGCTACTTTTTTTATTAAGTCTTGTGAAAATTTGTGAATGGTACTCGGTACACGGAACGATTGTGTTAAGAATAATTTATCATCACAAGCATTTAGAAAATCAGAAACCTTTACACCCATCCAAGTGTATATAGCTTGATCATCATCTCCAGCATAGTAAACTTTTTTTGAATTAGGTACTAATACTTCTTTAACCATCTTCCATTGCAGAGGTGCTAGATCTTGTGCCTCATCTATTATAAGTAAGTCAAACTTAGGAGACGTTCCTTGTTCTACAAATTTTTCAATCATATCAACAAAGTCTAATTTATTCTTAGCGTCTTTATAATCACGATAAGCTTTGTCTAAATTTTTTAACTCTTGCCAATGTAATGTGTGATCCCAAGCATCATTAAACTGTTGTTCTAAAGATACTTCTCTAACACGAGCCATCTGTATAAGGGACATATACTTGTCCCCACCAGCTCCTATTTGAAACAAAGGTCCTTCTTCTAAACTAATAGTCGGAGCCGATCTAAACTCTAAGCCAACAAGCTTACCAAGATCATTATAGTCAGAACCTTTAAACACTCTTTTACTTTCTAGACCTAGCCATGTAAAAGCAAGAGAGTGTAATGTTCTAAAATAAAGCATCTGTTTTATATCTAGACCAAGTTCAATAGCAGACCTATCTCTGGCTTCAGTCGCAGCCTTACGGCTAAAGGACATGAAAGCTATCTTAGTAGGATCCATTCCATCTTGAATGCTTTTCTTAATTATATCAATTAAGGTTGTTGTTTTTCCCGTGCCAGGGGGTCCAAAAATTACTGTCTCCATTAACTATCCCAATCGAAATTTATTGATTCAGTTCTAGTATCTATGTAATCTTTAACCATTCCTATATTTCTAACCATCTCTTGATAATAAACTAATTCGGTTCTTTCTTTTCTTGTTAGAGATCCAGGAAGTTTTCTCATAGCTCTTTCTGCCATTTTAAAATATTTTAAATAGTCATTTAAAACCTCAACACAAATATCGTTCATCAACTTTGTGTCTGCTCTTACATCACTTTCCACTACATATTCCTTTCGCATATATTCGCACTGCCTTGGGATGAATCTTCCAAGCCTCTTCAACAACATAATCCTCTATTAGTTTTTTATCTGCCATACATTCTTGTCTGCTTTTAAACTCAACCCTAGGTTCATAAACACTACATATTGACTTACCACCATCTATTCTAGGTGCCTCAACCAATACAATACAAAAAGCTATTAATACTTCCATTAGAACGGTGCCTCACCTGCTTCTATCTTAACGGGTTCTATTTCTACTTCTGACACAAATTCTGGTATACTCCAAACACGAATTGTTTTAGAGTTTCCCGTTGATGTTTTAAATCTTTTTACAATAGAACTATCTCCACTATTTATTTCTTTTAATCTTTCTTGCACTTGTGCTCTTGTATAAACGTCAAACTTTTTCTGTCTCATAAACTCCATCAAAGATTCAAGCCTAAAATAAGTCTTACTCTCTTCTGCCTCTGTGTATGGTTTACCTAACATAATTTCTTCAAAGGTTTGTGCTTGTACTCGCCCCGTACAATAAGTCTCTAACAAAGATATAAACTGTCCTTTGTATGTAAGTTCCTCGGGTACATTTATTTCATTACAGTTTTCTAATAAACCATTGATTTGTTCTTCCCAAAGATTATCTCTTAACTTCGGGGGCATGAAATTTAATTGTTCCATACATGCTCTTTGAAACAGTCTTGGAGTTTGTAATTCATCTGTTGTTAACTCAAGTCTTCTCCCACCTATATCCACGAACCATAGTCTTGGCTCCGATAAGATAACAGATAGTCCACTAATTGTAGGCATAGATCCAACACCAATACCATGCTTTAAAGTTCTACATACTCCTTGATTACAATGAGAGGACATAGGTTCTTCTTTACATAAATATTGATATTCTTTTTTTTCTAATGTGTTTTGTATTGCTACAACTTCTGATGCCGTAAGTGGTGGTGTAAAGTCTTTTGCATTATGTTCTTCTAATTTAGATTTCCAATCTTGGGGAAAAGCTTTTTGTAAGAAAACACCAAGATGGAAAGCAGCTCGGTTTCTCCCCCCTTCGAATATACCTATTGACATTAATGAACGTAAGCACGGAACATAGTTAGGATATAATTCGACTGCCCCACCGATTGGTATCTTTAAGAAATCTTTCGGATTCGTTTTGACTTTTTGTATCTCTTCAATGAATTCCTGTAACGAAGCATCCTTGTACGTTCCCTCCTTTTTGAGGATCGCATAACGGAAAGTTTGATCCGAGTCAAAATACGGCAAATTAATGAAGTTACCCACATCGCCCCGCTCGACAAGAACCTGTTCTTGCTTCGGGAATATTTCACACCGACCATGCCCAAGAGCAGCAGATATTTCAGCAGCCTTGTCTCTAAAATCACTCGCATTCATCCACTCCTCAAAGAAAAAGAATATATGTGCACCACCAGATTTACTACGGCACACGATACACGGAACATTGAACTTTTCTAATTTATCTATTAATTCATTATGGTCAAGAGGATATTGATCTATATCTAAAGCACCAAACTTGCACTTGTTATCCTCATTGATTGGTATAGCACCGACACCTTGTTTACCATCGATGTGCTTTTGGATTAATTCAAGTGTTAATGGATTTCTTACAATGTAAGATTTTGCTTTTTGTTTGCCAGCCGTTCTTTGGCTTGACACTTCTGTCTGACCATGTGCTGATCGAAAACCTTCAAAGGCTTTCATTAATTCTTCTGCTAAATTCACTCTTCACTCCATAGAAAAAAGAGCCGTGGCTTGGAGGACATAGCCACGGCTCAGTTAATTAAAACGGTATTTCTTCGTCCTTCTGACTTGATGACATTTCATCGGCAGAAGCCGCAGCCATTTTAATTTCCCCTTTTCTAAAACTTTGATACATAGTCCTAGCCTCTAACATCATAGCCTCTAGTTCCTTTGTCATCTCAGTTACACGATCAACCTTGTAGTTATACCAACTACCTTGATCATTGCTTTCTGCAATAGTCTTAATAGACCATGCAGTTCCATAGAGAGGCATAGGTTTACCCGAAGGTAGTCTTATGCCATTCTTCATAGTGTTCCATCTACGAGAGACTTTTAACTGTGTCTTCTTCATATCAAGAACTGCTGGAGAACTTAACTTAGTTTCGGGATCCATCACTTGCACGAGATGTTGATGAGTCCTAACTAACTCATTACCAGATGGCAGAATTTCTGCCGCACCTTCACGAGTTGTTAAAGTTATGTCCTTATCATCGGGAGATAGTTCTCTAATGAAACCACCACCACTTGATCTAAGGGCGAACTCCAGAAACTTCTTTTCAAAGAAACAAGGTACAACAATTATTCCTTCTTCTGCTCGGAAGACTTGTTGAGACACAGTATTAAAGATGTCGCCTTGTTCGGCTCCCTTCATATACATACTGTCTTGCTTGTTTAGTTGTGGCGATAATGCTTGTAGTATCCTTATAAAAGGAATTTGCATATCGTCTGTTGTGAAGTTTTCAAGACCAGCACCAGCTTCTTCTTCAAGTAATGAAGATAAATCTGATACTGCTACTTCTGTCTTTGCTTTTTGTGCTACTGCTTGGGACATTACTGACCTCCTTTAATCTTTGCACGGTTACCAACATAAACTCCAAACGTATCGAAATCGACCTCTTGACCATCTTCGATTCTGTTCTTTATCCATGTCCTTAAAGTCATTGGGTGTATATGGGTTTTTTGGGCAGGATTTAGCCCTTGCTTTGATAAATCATCAAGCACGGCCCCCGCTACATTATCTTGACCCATCCCAAATTGAACAACGACTTCGTTCTTAATTATATCAGCCTCGCCAATAGAACGCAGAAAGTTAAATGCTTCTGCCTTCTTATCTTCAGGAATTCTTGCTGATACAAATTTTTCTACGGAGACTTTGTTCCCATCTACTGTCAGACTTTGTACTCCAAGCTCTTCCATTAATGAAGGTATGTCCTCCTCATCGATAGTTCGCTTTTTGTACTGCAAGTCTTTCAAGTATTTTTCGGCATCTTTGACTTGTTTATCTAAGTCAACAGTTTGCCTTATAAGTGAAGATAGTCTTTTAGTACCATCTTCTCCAACCTTATCAAATGCTTGAGGGTTGGCAGCTTCTTCTTCAAACAGTGAAAACACATCACTCATCTTTCTCTCCTTCTTGTTTAAAGTTTATACCCTTCGGTATTGGAACTAAGGTTTTAACCCCTAGCTTGTTGCTTGTCAATAGAATTTGTTTGACTCTTTTTCCACATGTATTCTTGCTTAGTGAGAAAAGAAATCTGACCGCCTATTGATCGGTCATTGTCTTGCGACAATTCTTTTAGCATGTTCCAAGTCTTAATTGGTACTGCTACTGATTTCCATTTTTCTGAATCCATTTTATACTCCCTCTCGTAACCAGTTTTTTACTTCAGATAACTTCCATATAGGTTGTCTTACGGGAAGATTTAAAGGTTCAGGAAATTTTCTATCTTTAACCCAATTTTTTAGTGTGTCTCTTGATATACCAATTTCTGAACATATTTTTTTTCTTGAAATTACATCTAGACTAGATTCTACATTTTTCATTTAATTCTCCCTTTTAATTGTTATGCCTACTATTTACTATAATGTCAAATAATTTCTTATTTATTTTTATATGGCTAGTGAACATCTTGATAAAGCCTCGCTAAAATTTGTTCATCTGCAAAAAGAGCATTCAACCCAGGTTCTAAATTTTTGGCTACATAAAGTTCTCTTCGTTCCCGTAAATACTTTTCTGTTTCTTCTACACTTCTATCTAAAGCAAACTGCCATGATCTTGCCGTAATGTCTGGATCATTAATGAATGCATCTTTATGTATTTTTTTAGTTACACCACGAACCATACCTACGGGAAGAAATTGTATTTTTCTTTCGGGCAAACAAACCAAAGCTAATATATCGCAGTCCTCTTTTGTGTATGGTCTTTTTGGATTGTTACCTTTACTTGTTGTAAAACTATATTGCTTTCCGTTTTTCTTGTAGTTTTCATTCGTATGAGTTGATGTCTTTACTTCTATTCTTTGAGCAACGGGTACATCAAATCCTTTTATGGCAACTACATCTGTTCCATCTTGTTTAACCAGGTCACATTGAACTCCTAGCATTGTTAACTCGAAAGCTGCAAAAA